ATCCTGGCTGCATACGCCGACGAAGCCCGAATCGCCGGCGAGGCCTGCGAGCGGGCCTACGACTCCCTGAAGGAACCGACGCCATGAAAACGATCCGCAACACGCTGGCCTCGTGGCTGGAGCGCTTGGCAGCATGGGTTCGGCCTGAAAACGAAACCAGCGGCGGCGGCGGAGGCGGCGGCCCGCAGCCCGTAAAGTAGGCCGTGTGGCTCCGCGAAAGTCGTCACCGCCTGAACCAGATTCGCGACTCAGCGATGAAGACAGGCGAGTACTCGCAGACGCGAGCGAGCGACTTCGCGAGCGTGAGCATTGGAGGTGGCTATGGACAATGATCGCTCGCGTCATCAAGTGGGCGCTGGCGTGCATGGCGGGGCTCACGGTCGTGCACGAGTTCGCGCTGCGAGTCTGGCGATCGATTCACGGGCCGTAGGCTGGCTGCACGTGATCGACGACGTCATGCGTCGCTGGGACTGGCTGCCGACGTTCACGCTTTGGGCCTCGCTGCTGATCGTACTGGCGCAGGCTCTAGACAGGCGCCCGCCGCTTGAACTGCTGCGGGTATACCCAGCCGAGGCTCGCGCCGGCGAGGTGGTGACCATCTACGCTGAAGTGCTGCGCGATTCGTCGCGGCACTGCGAGGTCGACGTGTACCGACGCCTGCACGATGCCCGCGGCAAGACGTGGGATTACCCGCATGCCCACTTCAGCGCCGAAGCTTTCGCAATGACGGAAAGCAGCACTCCCGGCCGCATGGCGCCGACGTTCGTGCTGCCCGCAACCGCGGCGCCCGGGCCGGCGGGAATCACTACCAGCCTGCGCTATCGCTGCAACAAGACCCACGCCCTATGGCCGATCATGCTCACCCACACACTGCCGCTCACGGTACTGCCGTAGCGATGCTGCTTGCCGGCGCGGCCCTGCACTACGGCTGGGCGCTGGCCCCGATCGAGCACCAGGCGCAGATCTGGAATGCGGCCGGCGCAGCCGTGCGCGCTGGGCTGCTCGTTGCTGCGCTGATGATGGCAGCCGCGATAGGCGTCCGCAGCCGCTGGTTCACCGCCCTTGCCGCGTGGTGGCTGGCCGAGGAGGCGCTGGTCGTCGGCTGCAGCCTGGCCTACATCGCAAGCCCTTGGCACGTTCCGCCCGGCGAGGCGCAGTGCAGCGCGCTACTGCAGCACGACCTCGGGGTCTACGGACTCGCGGCCGTGGCGCTGCTCGCGCTGTACCGGCCGACCTGTAAAAGTTGACAGGTATGCGCGCAAGTGCCGTTTGCGTAGATTCATCGAATCATGGTCATTATCCGCTGCATTCGGCGCCTCTTTCGCATAAGTGCAACGGAGGCAGCGGTCGCTGTCGTCGTGGTGCTGGCGGTCGTGCAGGCGCTGGTCGAGTTCTGGCTGTGGCTAGCGGCGCCGCCTGGGTGATTCGATGACCAGCAAACGCAGCGGCGCCAGCGCTGCGGGTGTGGTAGGGCGCCCGATGCCCCTTTCCGCTCTGGCCGACGAGCTCTTCGACCTGACCTTCGCGCCGGCGCCCGAGCTGCTCGCCTGGGTGCGCGCGACGTTCATCCGCCCGGCCGGCCCGCTGGCGAACCCGGACCACGCGCACCTGCAGGATGCCGCGCTGGGCTTCCTGTGGGCATCGTCGGGCTACGTCAGCAAAGGCCGCCGGGTCGTCGGCACGGCCGAAGACACCGTCATGGCCGGCATGGGCAGCCCGTGGAAGCGCGCCCGCGCCGAGCAGCAGCTGCGCGAGTGGTTCGGCGCCGTGCCGCGCTTCGTGATCACGGTCGACGCCTTCTACTGGCGCGAGGCCGACGACGCCGCGGCCTGCGCGCTGGTCGAGCACGAGCTATATCACCTGGCGCACAAGACCGACGAGTTCGGCGCGCCCGCCTTCACGAAGGACGGCCAGCCGAAGCTCGGCATCGTCGGCCACGACGTCGAGGAGTTCGTCGGCGTGGTGCGCCGCTACGGCCCGGGCGACCCCGACGGCAGCGTCGCGCGCCTGGTGATCGCGGCCGCCGCCGGGCCGCGCGTGGAAGAGGCGCAGATCCGCCACGCCTGCGGGGTGTGCGCGGCGAAGGTGTGACCGCGCAGACCTGCCCCCTACAATCCGCTGCATCATGGCGAAGCTAGACGATCCGGTGAAGGTGTTCATCGTGCAGGCGCTGGCCTGCTATGACACCCCGCAGCAGGTGGCCGACCTCGTGCGTGAGGAGTTCGGCATCGACGTCACCCGCATGCAGGTGCAGGCCTACGATCCGACGAAGCGCAAGGGCGGCGAGATCTCGGCGAAGCTGAAGGCGCTCTTCGACGCCACCCGGAAGGAGTTCCTCGAGGAGACGGCGAAGGTGCCCATCGCCTCGCAGGTCTACCGGCTGCGCAACCTGCAGCGGCTCTTCGAGAAGGCCCAGGCGCGCGGCAACATGGCGCTCGCCGCGGCGCTGATCGAGCAGGCCGCGAAGGAAGTCGGCGGCGCCTACACGAACCGGCGAGAGCACAGCGGGCCGAACGGTGGCCCGATCCCGGTGAAGAACGAGAACGTCACGACACTGCCGGATGCCGACCTCGAACGCATTGCAGCAGGCGGCGGCCCGTGAGCTGCTGCGCCGGCGACGCGGGCGCGCATCGCTGGCCGGCTACGCGAACGCGATCGAGATCCCTGGCAAGCCAGCCAGCGACGACCCGGACGAGTGGCTCTTCAAGCCCGTAGAGTCGGGCGTGGCCGCGCACCACCTGCTGGTGCTGCAGGCGATCGAGCGCGCCGCTGCTACGCGCTACGGCCGCTTCATGATCTTCATGCCGCCAGGATCGGCGAAGTCGACCTATGCCAGCGTCGTCGCGCCGACCTACCTCATGGGCAAGCAGCCCGGAACGAAGATCATCCTCGCCAGCTACGGCAGCGACCTGGCGCGCAAGCACGGCCGCCGCGCCCGGCAGATCGTGCGGTCGCCGCAGTTCGCCAGCCTCTTCGGGTGCACGATCTCGAAGGACAGCAGCGCGGCGAACGAATGGGCGCTCACGAACGGCTCGGAGTACCTCGCCGCGGGCCTGCTGGCCGGCCTGACCGGCAACCGGGCGCACGGCGCGCTGATCGACGACCCCATCAAGGGCCGCGAGCAGGCCGACAGCCCGACGATCCGCGAGAAGACCTGGGAAGCCTACGTCGACGACCTGCAGACTCGCCTGATACCGGGCGGGTGGCTGGGGCTGGTGCAAACCCGCTGGCACGAAAACGACCTAGCCGGGCGGCTGCTGCCGCAGGGTTACGCCGGCGAGTCGGGGCCGATCAAGTGCACCGATGGGCGGGTGTGGGAGATCATCAACCTGCCGGCCGAGTGCGATCGCGCCGACGACCCGCTGGGCCGGCCGATCGGCGGCATGCTGTGGCCGGAGTGGTTCGACGCCTCGCACTGGGAGCCCTTCCGTCTGCAGTCGCGCACCTGGGCAGCGCTCTTCCAGCAGCGCCCGCGCCCCGACGAGGGCGGCATCTTCAAGGAGGCTTGGTGCCGCGAGCGGTGGCGCCAGATCCCGCGGCAGGCGAACGTCATCGTGCACAGCTGGGACACCGCACAGAAGCCCGAGGAGATAAACGACCCGACGGTGGGCACGGTGTGGCAGTTCGGCCAGGACGTGCCCGGCTATCACTTGCGGGAAGTCTGCCGCGACCGCATGGACTACCCTACGCTGAAGCGGAAGGTGCGGGCCTACGCCGAGCGCGACAGGCCCGCGGCAATCCTGATCGAAGACAAGTCGAGCGGGCAGTCGCTGATCCAGGATCTGCGCAGCGAGACTAGCCTGCCGATCATCGCGATTGAGCCGCTGCGCGACAAGGTTTTCCGGGCGAACGAGGTGTCTGCGATGGTCGAGGCCGGGCTGCTGCTGCTGCCGGAGTCAGCGCCCTGGCTGGTCGACTTCGAGGTCGAGTTCTTCGGCTTCCCGCTCTCCACGCACGACGACCAGGTGGACAGCGTCACGCAGTTCCTCAAATGGGTGCGAACGTGGGCCAGCCGCATAGAATCGGCCGGCGCTGGCGTGCTTCGCCCGATGGCCGAGCAGGCGATGCGCGAGAACCGCGGCGCCAGCAGCCTCGGCATCGGAAGCGCCGGCGAGAACATGGACGGCTTCGCATGAAGCGGGGGTGATGATGGCGACCGAACCGATGATTCCCGAGCCGATCGACCCGCCGGTCGAAGCAGACCTGCGCGAGATCGCGCGCGCCGAGGATCCAGCCTCGCCGCTCTCGCTTGAGAGCCTGCGCGCCGTCTCGCCCTACGTCACCCTGCTGTCGGCCACCGACTCCGTGCTGCAGCAGAAGGGCGGCATCGGGAACCTGTCTGTCTACTCCGAGCTGCTGCGCGACGATCAGGTGTCGACGTGCTGGGCGCAGCGGCGCCTTGCGCTCACCAGCTGCGACACCGTGGTCGAGCCCGGCTCCGACGATGCCGCCAGCCAGGCCGCGGCCGAGGCCCTGCAGGCCGAGCTCGACGGCATGAATTGGGACGACGTCACCGACAAGGCCCTCTTCGCCGCGTTCTACGGCTGGGGCGTGGCCGAGGTGCTGTGGAAGCCGGCCACCGCCGGCAGCCTGACGCCGAGCGTCAGCTTCGACCGCGTGGTAGTGCGCGACCGCGCGCGCTTTCGCTTCGACCGCGACGGGAACGCCTACCTCTTCGCCAGCGGCAGCGGCTGGCGCCAGGTGCCGCCGCGCAAGTTCTGGTCGGTGAAGTTCGGCGGCGACCATCACGACCAGCCCTACGGCCTGGGACTGGCGCACGCGCTCTACTGGCCGAGCTTCTTCAAGCGCAACGACATCAAGTTCTGGCTGATCTTCCTGGAGAAGTTTGGCCAGCCCACGGCGATCGCGAAGCTCACTAAGGCGCAGCTCGAGGACGAGACGCAGCGAAAGAACGCGCTGGCCGCGCTGCGCCTGATCGCCACCGACGCCGGCGTCGTGGTGCCCACGAACGACCAGGGCGAGAGCCTGATCGAGCTGCTAGAAGCCGCCCGCAGCGGGGCCGCCGACTACGAGGCGATGAAGCGGGCGATGGACGAGGCCATCGCGAAGGTGATCCTCGGGCAGACGATGACGACCGAGAACGGCAGCAGCCGGGCTCAGGCCGAGGTGCACCTGAGCGTGCGCCAGGACATTGTCGAGGCCGACGCCGACCTGCTGTGCGGCAGCTTCAACCATGGGCCGGTGAAGTGGTGGTGCGAGTGGAACTTCCCTGGCGCGACGCCGCCGCGGGTGTATCGGCAGACCGAGGTGCCGGAAGACCTGGCGCAGCGTGCCGACCGCGACACGAAGATCCACGCGCTCGGCTTCGACCCTGACGAGGACTACATCCTCAAGACCTACGGCCCGGGGTGGAAGAAGCGCGACAACCCGCTGCAGTCTATCGTCGCCGCGATGGGCGGCGGGCCTTCCGAGCCGCCGCCCGAGTTTGCCGAGGGCGAGCCCGTGGCTCTGGCAGCCCTGCGCGCCGCGCGCCGCGCCGATCAACGCGCGCTGTACGAGGCCGCCCGCATGTTCGCCCGCGATGCGCAGTCGATCACCGGCAAGCGCGTCGAGCAGCTGCTGCAGGCCGCGGAGTTCGCCGAGGATCCCGAGGTGTTCACGCGCGGCCTCGACGAGCTGCTGGCCGAGAAGCCGCCCGAGGGCACGATGCAGAAGCTGACGCGGGCCATCGTCACCTCGCGCCTGCTGGCCGCCTGGCGGAATCAGCGGCGCCGGCCGGCGTGAGCCTGCACATGCGCGTGACGATGGCCGACTTGCGCGAGGCCATCGCCGCGGCCGAGGCCGTCGACGACCTGATCACCGAGGCTGCCGAGTTCGCCGCGCAGCACGAGGCCGACACCGGCGTCGTCGACTTCCTCGACGTGCTCTCCGGCGGCGCCTTCGACGTGGCACCCGAGCGTGCGATCGACTTCTTCCGCGCGAAGGGCCTGCGGCCGACATTCAGCTACGCCGACATGCTGGGCGAAGCGCACGACCACGCCTTCACGGTGGCAAAGATGATGGACGTGGACATGCTGGGCCAGGTGCGGGCCTCGCTCGACTCGGCGCTGGCGAACGGCACAACCTTCGCCGACTGGCGGAAGGAAATCGAGCCTGTGCTCAAGTCGGGCGGATGGTGGGGCCGGCGTGAGGTGGTCGACCCGCAGAGCGGGCTCCCGACTCAGGCGCAGCTGGGCAGCCCGTGGCGCCTTGAGACGATCTTCCGCACCAACATGCAGACGGCCTACAGCGTGCAGGCATGGCAGGAGATTGAGGCCCAGGCCGATCTCGCGCCGTTCCTCATGTATGACGCCGTCGACGACTTCCGCACGCGCGAGCAGCACCGGCGCTGGGATCGAACGGTGCTGCCGTGGAATCACCCGTGGTTCAAGACCCACTATCCGCCCCTCGGGTTCAACTGCCGCTGTGGCGTGATCCAGCTGTCAGAGGACGAGCTCGGCGCGATGGGCCTGTCGCCGAACGAGCCGCCCGAGGATGGCACCTACCGCTGGCGCAACCCGCGCACGGAGATCGTCGAGCGTGTGCCAGATGGCGTCGACCCGGGCTTCGACCACAACAGCGGCGAGGTGTACCTAGCGAAGCTGCGCAGGCTGGCAGCCGAGCGCGTGCAGCAGCTACCCGAGGACATGCGTGCGGCGGCCCAGGCCGGCCTCGCCAGCGAGCCGATGCAGAGCGCCGCGGGCAGGGCCAGCGTGATCGTTGTCGACCTGGCCGGCGACGTGCAGACGGCGTCGAAGCTGAACGCGCTGATCTCAGGCCCGATCGTGGGGTACATCGAAGCGCGGCTGATCGGCGCGCAGCCGTCGCCCGTGGAGCTTGCCGCCTTCGAGGCTCTCACGCGGGCGCAGCGGGCCGACATTGAGCGGCGCATCGCGCTCGGGGCCTAGCCCAGCAGCTGACGCACGCTGTCGGCCGGCACGATCGCCGACACCGGCCAAGCCTCGTCGCCGGTGTGCATGAAGACCTGAGTGCCGGTCGCGGCCTGCAGTTCCTCGATCGTGCTGGCCTCGACGACCGCAAGGGTGTCGTCGCCTGGGAAGTGGCGTGCGCGGATCATCGCGGCTTCTCCTCTGCGTTGATCGCCAGGTAGACCCGGCACTCGGCCAGCTGCTGCGCGAGCATGCGCATGTCGATCGATCGGCCTGCTTCGCGCGCCGCCCGGATGCCCGCGAGACAGGCCTCCTCCCATTCCAGCAGCAGTGACAGCTCACGCGACAGGTTCATCGGCCGGCCGACCGACTGCGCGTAGAACGTGATGATGTTCGACCCCATGGTGTAGGCGCGCGACACGGCCGGCGCCAGGGCTGCAGCGCCCGCGCTCACGACAGAAGCTCCGTGCGCTGCGGCATCCCGGCCCAGCCGTCGCACTGATCGTCGAGCAGGTCGGCCATCCCGCGATCGACGGCCGCGTCGGCCTCGAAGGCGGACTGAATCATGGCCGGGTCAGTGATCACCTCGGCGTCCGGCAATAGCGGCCCGGCCAGCCTCCTGCCGACGGCCGGCAGCACTTGGCGCCCCAGCTCCTCCTGCAGCGCTTCGACCTGGGCCTCGAGCTCGGCAATGCGGTAGCGCATGCTGCTCGCCTGGTCGGCCGGCACGTAGGCGTCGAACTTGCGCAGGATGGCAGCCTCGTCGACCAGCGTGTGCACGGTGCCGCGCACGATGGCCGCGTAGTCTTCCGCCCGCGCCCTGTCGCGCAGCAGCGCCGGAAGCTCGACGCCCGGGGTGATGACAGCGTAGGCGGTGATCATCAGCTGGTTACCTTCTTCGGCTCGAACAGCGCGGCTGCAGGGCCGCACGGGGCGCCATCGATTCGCGCATCGATGCAGTGCATGGTGATGGTGCGCGATCGCAGTCCAGCGTTGATTCGGACCCGCGACGCCGAGCACCTTTCGCCGCTGTTCGATCGGTCGTGCTGGACGTCCGCGATGTAGTGCGCGCAGGCCATGCACTTGGGGCGCTGACGCCACCAGAGCGCTGTCGCTGGGTGCAGTCTCAGAAAGGTACGGTCCGTCACCGTGTGGCGGAGGATGGGCGCCAAGTCGTCGGCGCTGCACGGTCGGCTGTATGTCATCGGCCGCCCCGCCTCGCGGAGATCGACAGCCGTTCGCGCTGGGCGCGATGAAGCGTCGTCCAGACTTCCATGGCCACAAGCTTGCAGCCGCCAGATGTGAATAACCACACGGTCAGATTCCTTTCCTGCCGCTGCGCGCGGACAGATATCCCGGCAGGCTGTGCCGGATCAGCGCCAGGTGGCGCGGCGCCATGCTGCGAAAGCTGGCCGCGGCCTTGTGGGCCAGCCAGCCCTCGACGGTCTTGATCGAGACGCAGGCCAGCGCCGCTACGTCGCGTTGCGTGAGGCTGTGCTCTGCCATGATCTCGCGCAGATCGTCTGCGGTGCTCTTCGCGCCGCGCCGCGGTGTCGGTGCGATCGCCATCAGGAGGCCACACCCTGCGCCCGGAGATCGGCGACCCAGCCGCCTCGGGTAGCGCGCACCATGCAGACTGCGCGAATCCACTCCCGGCGGTTGTGCTCGGCGCACGGCTCGCCGTCTGGCCAGAGTCTCAAGGCGCGGGCCTCGAGGTCGCCAGGCGTGGCCGGCAGCCGGCGCCCGGCGGCTGTGCTTGGTTGGGTCTTCATGTGATCACTCCTCGGTCGGTTGAATTCCGCCGGCAGCCCTGCGGTGAAGGGTATTGTAGTCGTCGGCCTCATCGTCCGATACTTCGGGAATGTCCCCGGTAAGCGTGAGCGCGGCGTCGACGTCGGCAGCCGGCACGTCATGCCCGCGCCGCAGGGCGTCGAGCAGGCCGTTCGCGGCGCGGCGGCGCTGGGCCGGCGTCATGCCGTGGCGCCGAACACCCGGCGCACCATGGACGCGAATTCGGACTCCGGCGTAGGCTGAAGCTCCAGCCTCAGCGGCATCGCCTGCGTTATCGGATCTTCAAGCACACCGAACACATCGCGGAGTGCGCGAAGGGCTTCCTGCTCTGGCAGTTCGCGCGCGTCGCCGACGGGGATGCGCTGTCCGGTCTCGCATCCGATGTCGGTCTGAATGTCGGTTGTCACGCGTCCCTCCTCACTTCGGTTCGGGCAGCGCGCCCGGGTAGTGCTTGGCGATGATGCGGTTCATCGCCTCCACCAGATCTAGCCGCTTGAACGTCACGTGGCCGTTCCCGTTCTTGAAGGTGCGGATCGCCAGGTAGTCCGTCTCGACTGATCCTGTGCGGCTGCCGTAGCTGAGGCCAGCCCGCGACAGCAGGGTACTCGTGCCGCCTCTGTGATCCGGTTCTGGCTCGCCGTCGAGTACGTGCATGACTCGCACGAGGTCGTCTAGCTCGTTGCATCTGGCGTATTGGTTCCAGCCAATCAGCGAGGTCAGCACAATCCGCTTGCCGAACTTCTGCGGCAGGTTTGTCTTGTAGTGCCACGAGAGCCTGCGGAAGCACTCGATCACGCCGCGCTCGAACATATCGCCGCGGGCGCCGTAGAGCTGCCCGAAAGTGGCCTTCACGTTCGCCGCGGTGAGTTCGGGGTGATTGCCATCGTCGATCGTCTTGCTCCACTGCTCGCGGGCCGTCGAGTCCATGAGCGTGAGCAGGCCGCTCTCGTGCATGAGGTAGCGCCAGGCCTCGGCGTCGAAGGCGCGCATGCCGGCGGCCACGCCATCCTCGCCTAGCAGCCTGAAGGCGTGCGAGTCGCCGCGGCTGCAGACGAGGTGAGCTGCGCCGGCGTACAGGCTTCGGTGGCGCTGGCCGCCTTGGTTGATCACGCTCACGATCGCGTCGACCTCTGCCAGCGCGGCGCGGGCTGCCTCTAGGCGTGCGCGCACAGCCTCGCGCTGGTTGACGAGGTTTTCGATGCTGATCGACTTGACGATGCTGGTGCCGGGCATCACAGATGCCCTTCCCAGCGCCCGGCAGCGGAGCGGATGTTCGCCTTCGTCCCGGGGTCGTTGGCGTATCTGTCCCGGAGGGCCTGGCAGGCAGCAAAAGCGACGTCGGCGCGCGGGTACAGCGACAGCGCGGCCAGCATGGGCACGTCGGCAGAGCGGATCATCAGGTCAAGGTCGACGGCGTCTCGCGGAACGTAGCCAATCGGCACAAACTCGGCGTGACCGCATTGATCGGCCAGCCACTCCGTGTACAGGGTCATGTTCTGCAGCACGCGATCTGCGGCCCAATCTGCGGCCGCCTCGGCATCGGCAAGCCTGCGCTCGTTGTAAAGCGCCTCGCAATACAGCGCCGCCATCACGCACCCTCCGTCTTCGCGCGCATCGCGTCACCCAGCGCTGCCACCAAAGCCTGAGCTTGCGGCACGGTGAGGTATGACGCGGAATAGATGCCGGACGACATCAGGCGCAGCCACACGCCTTCCTGATCGTCTTCGGGCCGCGCGTAGACGTGGATCTCTTGCACACCGTACTGCGGGCGGATCGTCTGACGGGAAATGTCTGCTGACATGGTCTCTCCTGTGTGATCAGATCGATGCGTCGGTCAGGCGTCGACGCCGAGGCGGCGCATGGTGGCGCTGTCGCCAACCCAGCCGTACAGCCACCAGCCTCTGACGTTGCTGTTGGGTATGACGCCGTAGGCGTGGATTTCGCCGCCGCGGGTGATGCGGTGGCGGCGGGTGCCGAACAGTTCGCGCAGCGCCTGCCGGATGGCGCTGGCGGCGATGTTGCTGGTTTCGGCTGAGCGGGACTTGATCATCATCTGGCTCCGTGCTTTGGGTGCTGCGATGGGTCCACTATAACCCTGCGGCGCAGGGATCAGACAATGGGACAAACCCTAATGCCGCGATCTCCGTGGCTACTACTTGCGGGTTTTCGCGCCCTGGCCGCCCGAATACAGTGCCGCCGCATGAAGCGGTTCACGATCTTCCGCAAGGGCCTGCACACCGCCAGCAGCGGCGCCACGCTCGCCTTCAGCGAGGGCTCGCTGCGCGATGCCGTCGCCGCCTACGATCCGAAGGTGCACGAGGCGCCGATCGTCGTCGGGCACCCGAAGGACAACCACCCGGCCTACGGCTGGGTCGGCTCGCTCGCTTTCGACGAGGCCACCGGCGAGATCGTGGCCGATCCGGCCCAGGTCGACGCCGAATTCGCCGAGATGGTGCAGGCCGGGCGCTTCAAGAAGCGAAGCGCCTCGTGGTATCTGCCCGACGCGCCGGGCAACCCG